CTGCCGCATCGCCCGTGACCTCGGCTACGCCACTGGCCATGCGGACACCTACGACGACCTTCTTCAGCATGTGCGAGAGCAGCGCAACGAGGACACGAAGAGAAGGCCGAGGCTGTGTTGAAGTCCGACTACTGGAAGGAGCGGGCCGAAGCCGCCGAGCGCCTGCTGAAGCGGGAGACGGAGCAGCACGACTGGGACCGCATCTTCACGCCCGAGCAGCGGGAGACTCTGCGCCGTGCCCGCAACCCCGACAGCGCCTCCGAAGAGCAAGACGAGGGACGCACGCCCGATCAGTCATGGATCGTGGCTTTGCACAACCTCCGCATCTGCGCGGACGAACTGAACCGCATCGGACATGGCGGTGAAGCGCGAATGATCGAAGATGCAGTGAACCGGATTGTCGCTTTCCGGCAGCACATCGCCGCCCGATGAAGGCACGCGAAGAGATCCTTGCCCGCCCCACTACCGAAGGAGGTGAGACGACGTGAGCCACGACGACATCTGCCAACTGATCGAGAAGACCTGTAAGCAGGTGCATCACAGCCGGGGGGCGTCGTGGGTGAGCGTCGGGCTGGCTGATTTCCTGACGCTCTGCCGTATGGCGCTCGACTCGCTGCCCCCCGCCTCCGATACCGACGAGGAGTAGAAGCGCACGTCGTGGAAGCCACCGTCCCCAGGATCTACATTTCGGTTGCTGAAGCCGCCGAGGCGTCTGGCCTGGGCATCGCCACAATCAAGCGCCGCCTGAGTGCAGGAGACATCCGCTCCTACAAGATCGGGCGCAGGCGGGTCATTCGGCCCGCAGAACTGGAGGCCGACCTTGAGGCGCTACACGACCAAGAGCGGTAGGCCCGTCGAGGGCGTCTACTGGAAGGACACCGCCTCTGGCCAGCAGATGTGGATTGTCTTTGAAGGCCCGAAGGTGGAGGGCAAGAAGCGCAACCAGAAGTGGCGCCGGGTGCCCTCCGACAGGCTTGAAGACGCCAAGCGCCTACGCGCCGAGCTCCAGAAGCAGGCCCGCCAGGGAGGACCGACGACCGAGGCCACCGTCGTCGAGGTGCTGGATGACTACCTCGACACGCTCTCCCCTCGCCTGACGCCGCGCACCCGAGAGCAGTACGCCGTCCAGGCCGCGCACATCCGCAGGCACTTCCGGGGGCAGTTCGCCGAGGTCACGCCGTTCGATCTGGAAGCGTTCAGGAACGCCCTCCAAGCGGAGTTCTCCCCCGCCTACGTGCACAGCGTCATGTCCTGCCTGAAGCGCGTCTGCCGGCGGGCTGTGGCCCGCGACGTGATCTTCGCCAACCCCTTCGACAAGGTGCCCATCCCCGATCGGCAGAAGACGACGAGGAAGGGCAAGCCTCTCACGCCGGACGAGGTCGAGCGGTACCTGAGCGCCTGTCGGAAGATGGGGTCGCTCTGGTACGCCTTCTTCCTCTGCGTGATCGACGGCGGGCTGAGACAGGGCGAGGCGTGCGGCATGACCTGGGAGAACCTCGACGACGAGGGCTACGAGGTCACGCACCAGATGGTCCGCAACGGCTCCCTCGAGGCCCCGAAGGACGACTCCTACGGCTACGTCGTCCTCTCCCCGCGCACCCTTGAGGCCGTGGAGACGTACCACGTCACCTGGAAGCAGGAGAATTGGGTGCCCAACCACCCGAAGAAGGGGCTGATCTGGCTGCACGAAGGCGACAGGCCGGTGATGCACTGGGTGGCCCTCCAGCGGCACAACAAGGCCCTGAAGGCGGCGAAGCTGGCCCCGCGCCGGTTCCACGACCTGCGACACACCACCGCCTCACTCATGGCCAACGACGGCGCGACGAGCCTGCAAGTCTCCCGGCAGCTGCGGCACTCCGACCCGTCCATCACGCAGAAGGTCTACTCGCACCTGTTCGAGGAGCAGAGGCGTGGGGGGCTGCGATTGGATAACAGGATCGGATAACGGTTGGATAACAACGAGCCCAGAGCGTGCAGTCAGAGCCGAGAGAATCCCGCTCCTACAGAGCCCCTGTGATCCGAGGTGAGCCTTGCCGTCCTACATCATGCAGATTTGCAGGTGTGCACCTATACCCCCATAGGGCCGCAACGACTTACAGCGGCGATACCTGCACAGTAGATAACGATTAGATAACAGCGGATGACCGACACCGACCAGCACTACCTCGCCGCCGACATGCGCCGGTGCCTCAAAGAGGCTCGCCAGAGACAGGGAACCGTACCGGCTCGGGACGTGCGGAGGTGGCTGAAGGTGCTGGCCGACCCTCCGATTGCTCACCGTCCTGAGCAGAATTACTCAGTCCCTCGTAGCCACCTCGCCCCGATCCACCGCGCATAGACCGCCGTCGATGGGCACAGACAGCACCGCCAGGTCGCCGCACTGGTTCAGGAAGTTCAGGATGCCCTCGCGGGTCTGAAGGCGCTCCACGGTCGCCTGCGCGCGTTTCTCGCCATACATGCGCGTCAGGGCGACGGCGATCTCGCCCCACGTCAGCGGTAGCGGCTTGGATGCCTGCACGCCGTTCATGGAAGATTCGCCATCTGATGTCGAGTTTTTCATGCTGGCCCCGCGTCCTTCACGTAGCGCACAGTCCGCACCATCCCGGCCGGTATCCGCATCAGCCCTCCCAGCCCATCTGCAACGACCGCAGAGGACAGCACAATCGCCTCCTCCGTCTCCTGCACCACCCATCCCACCGAATAGGCGATGACGGGCTTCTGAGCGTCCTCATGCCCTTCAAGAACATCGTGCCAGGAAGCGTCGGCCCATGCGTCCTCCCACTCCACCACGACCAGCCGGTCTTGATGAGGGATCAATTGGACCGCAGCCAGGTGAGATAGTCCGCGCCCTTCTCCGGCGAGAAGAACGTCGTCACCAGATCCGGGTCGTCATCGGCCTTGGTCGGGTCGATGACCGTCATAAAGGCCGGAGAGATGTTCTGGTTGGGTAGCCCCTTCTCGCTGGCGTAGTCGTCGTAAATCTTGTAGCCAGCTACCCGCATGGCGTGCGAGATCAGCCCGGTCGAAGGGCACTTGGTGAAGGTGTAGCCCGAGATGTGCAGATGTCCACACGTCAGGATGTGGTCCCGCCATCCCATCTGCGCTGCCTTGCTCACACCATGCACCGGGTTCCACTGCGAGTGCCCCTTGAAGTCGTGCCTTGCGTTGATGCGGACTTCCTTGCCGTTGGGGAACTGTAGACCGATCCGCGCTCCATTGGGCTCATAGAGCCCGCCTCGGCCCTGCTGGATCATCCATTCCAGCGGATCACCGGGCGACTTCTGTGAGTTGTTGGTGTGCCAAAAGTCATGATTTCCGCCGACCAGGTAGATCCACTGCACCGACTCCACCAGCCACTCGACCAGCACCCATGCCTGCGCGGCGGTGGTTTCCTGCTTGCCATACAGCCCCGACAGACGCCCGATCCAGTTGTTCTGCATGTCGCCCACGTTGGCCCCATACAGCCCCTCGGTGTCGTGGATCAGCTGCACATGCCGCTCAAGGGCTTCGATGTCCGTCCCCGAGTCGTCTACGTGCGGGTCGCCCATATGCAAGATCCCGATGGGGCCAAGGATGTTGACCTTCACCGGGATCAGTTTGCGGGCTTCCTTGGCGACCGACTTGCGCTTGAACTCCTTCTTGCGACGTTCGATCAGTTCCGATGCACTCGGCAGGTCGTCGGGCAGGAGCGGATGCTCAATCTCAAGCGTCTTCCGCTCGTTGTTGGCATTGCCCGGAGAACGTCCCTCCAAGGCTCCTTCGTCGCGCAGGATGCTCAACCATCGACCTACCGTCGCAGGAGCAAGGCCCGTCTCCCGTGCGACCCAGTTCCTGCCAGGGATCTTCTCGGGATGGTTCAGGCACGCCTGTAGAACGATGTCTTTGTTGTCCATGCCACCTCGTTACGTGCGTAACAAAAAAGGGACGGCAAGTCGTCTCACCGTCCCTATGTCGTGCATATGTCGTATATAACGCCGAATGGGCTATCGGTCACGGGGTTCAACTTGGTAGAAGATCACCGCCCCTGAGGAAGACCGCAGGCCAACCGAATCCCGGCTCCGTATGACGGCGTAGGGACGAGAAAAGGCCGCGAGAGCGGCCCAGGTATCACTGCGGCTGTCAGCCAGTACAGCGCCCTCGCTGCGGGCGAACCAGACGCTTTCGGCGTCGTCCCATCCGCTGCCGATCCACCACGTCCCACGCTCCCATGACACCAGCCCGAAGGGCGGCGTATGCTGCTCAAAGCGGTAGGTGGAGTCGGACAGCGCCCATGTAACGGCACTGCCGTTGATGAGCGAGGAGAGCGTATCACCGGGCTTCAGAGGCGCTGGTGCGGGCCCTGTGGGCGAGGAACAGCAGGACAGCAGCAGGCCCAGCCCCAAGAGCATCCCTGCGATGATCCCAGAGAGGATCTTGTCCTGCTCGGTGCGGGTCACTCCATCACCGCTTTCAGGATCATGTCCGTTCTTCGGTCAAGACTTTCCAACAGCACACCCTTGCGGGCCTGCCATGTAGCGGTCGAGTCTGCCATCCGCTCCAAACGGTGCAATCGACCGATGATGGCCGTGTTCACCGCGACATGACTTAGTTCATGCTGTTCGACAGCCTGTACGGCCCTCTGAGCGGCTTCCGCGTCTCCTGCCTGTATCCAGAAGACCACAGCGAGAATCCCCGCCACGACGGCGATAGACGCCCCTGCGAGCTCGATGGTAGACCGGGCTGACATATCAGCTGAAGGCCCGGTGCGCGAGGCCGGTGAGCGCGCCCTGTAGTGCGACCAGCATCTCAACGTCCTCGCGGAAGTCGAAGGTAGACGCAATCAACAGCGATACGAACGTGATGATCGCCGTGTAGCTTTCCCGGCGGTTCGTACGGGCCTTCTTTGCCGTTGTAATCTGCTCTTGTGTCACGTTGCCCGCCGGATGAGTTGCATATACCACGTTTCGTTGATCGCTTCCTTCAGCGTCAGCCCCTTGGGGATCTTGCTCAAGGGCCAGATCGTGCCCCATACAGCTGCACAGGCCGCCCACCATTCCCACGACAGGCCCCAGGCGCACAGACCGGCATACAGCACCGCCAGCCATTGGACCCCGCTACAGGCGTGGTATACGTCGCTGATTGGCAATCCAGCGATCAGAGGCTGCCTCGCCCACTCTTCGTGCCGCAGGGAGTGCGACAAGGACTTGCCCACTTCGTGCAGGGCAAGGATGAGGAAGGCGGCCCATTCCATCAGAACTGCTCAATGAAGGTCACGCCGGTCGCCATATCGACGCTGGCGGTAGCGATAGCAACCCCGGAGAACGTCACCTGTTCACCCGGATTGAGGAAGATTTCCTCTTCGACCAGCGGGAAGGACAGCACGCCCGACTGCGGGAACGTCACCGAGCCAATCGTCGTGCCGCCTGTGATGGCCGTGGCGGTTGTGTCGGTCTGTAGGACGGAGGTTGTGGTAGCCACGTCCGAGAAACTGGCCCCGGTCAGCGTGGCATCGGCCTTGCCGAAATACTCCACGGTCTTGTTGCCGTCCGCAGAGGCGTTGACCTGAACCAGACGCACGGAAACCCGGTTCTCTTTGCCCTGATAGTGCGTCCGGTTGCGAACCGTCAGGATGGGCTTCTCTGTCGTGCTGATGCCCGTCTCGGACCCCACCATGGCCGTACGACCACCTTGCAGTTCTGCATCCTTGCCCTCTGTAAACGCCGCAATGGAGGCCGTCTTCAGAACGATGGCTGTGTTGTTGGTGGTGTTCTTGGCCTCTGCATGGACTGGGAGCGTCGGTTGGCCCAAGGAGGGGACCGTGTTCTTGTTGGCATACAGGATCGTATGCACCATCACGAACTCGCCCGTGGCTCCGTCTTCGATGCTGAACTCAATCTTGCCGAAGCCGAGATACTGATAGCGGACCTGATAGACGTTACCCTTGGTAGCATCCAAGGTGTCTTCCAGCGCAAAGCCGTTCCATGCGTTCTGTGCAACGAACGTCTCGGTCGGCGCCACGCCCACCACATCTTCGTTGAACGAACCCGCCGTGCTTTGTCCTGCGATGGAGAACGTCCCCGAATGCGCCTTGGCGTCCCATGAGACGAACTCGACCTTCGTACCAACCTGGTATGCGTCCCACCCCGTTCCTACGTCGGAGTAGTCGCCCGCTGCGATCTTCCGGGCCACGGTGTCCGTGGAATCCCCGTCAGCCACGGCAATCGCCTTGGTGTCACCGTCCAGCGTCACCGTGACGTTCCCAGCGCCGGTAGCACCCGTCGTCACCGTGAGGGTCTGGATCTCCCTCTGGCCTCCATTGCGGTGCATGATACCGAACTGCGCCCCGGAATAGCCGAAGAAGAAGCCGTCGTCCACCGATCCCACGCCCATCCACTGCGTACCACCGCTGACGCCCGCGGTGAAGACCGCCGTGAACCGGGCCATCGTGCCCTGTCCAGCGTTGTAGTGAACGTGCTTGCGGGACTCCATCAAACCCGAAGAGTTGGTCGCGGCGCCCGAGGACACCACAGCCATGCTGTTGGCCTGCGTCACAGACCCCGACTGATTCGCCTGCGATACGACCTCCCGAGGATTGATGCTATACGGGAAGGTCAGCTGCACCGAGGGCGTCAGTTCCGCTACCTCAAACTCCCCGAACGCCGTCTGGTCCAGCGGGGACATGCGGAAGTAGGGCGTGTTCTGTGAGTTATTGAACGGCATCGCTTCCCAACTCCACCAGGATCTCTGCCAGCGGCTGTGCGATCTCCTCCGGTAGGCCGAAGTGGGACAGCAGTGCGATGAACAGGGCCGTCATAGACGCTGTAAGGCGCGCAGAACGGAGCGTAACGGGCTTTCCGTCCTTCGTGCGGCTCAGAACACCCGTAGCCCGCCCAATGCCCTTCAGCACTGGCACAGCGGACTTAATCAGTCTCAGGTTCATCCTGTTCCTGCTCCTTCAGGGCATCCAGACGGCCCATGAGGCGGTTGTATACCGGGTCTTGCGCGGCCAACTGGTTCAGTCGCTTCTGCATCTGCTGCTCAATCTCTGCAATCGTCATCAGGCATCGTCCAGTTCAGTGGGAGAGGCAAGGGCCTGCTGGGCCACTCGGGTTTCCTGCTGTTTCACGAAGCCCGCCAACTGCCGACCCAGCCACGCGCTGACATCATCAGCCGTGACATCGTTGGCGGTGGCGAACTCATCGGGATACATCGCCGCAAAGGCGGCCTGCACGCGCCCCTTGGCCCCGGCTCCGATGGTGCGATCCGGGCCGATGTTACTGCAGGAACAGGTCAGAGCCGCCTGAATGTTGGCCCACGTTGCCATGTTAGTTACGTCCCTTCTGTTCGATAAGGTTCAGTCGTGCTTCCAGTGCCATGCGCTGCGACCGCTCGGCGTCGAGGGCTTCGCGCAGTTCCATCACTTCGACATGCGTCTGCCAGATCGCCCCGGTCGTTAGGCGCTGAAGCTGTGCGCCATTCACCAGCCCCCTGTGCCCCCGCGCTTCGTCCTCGGGGGAGCAGTAACCCACAATGCCCGCGTCCACCAGCGACTGCTTGTTGTAGCGAACCATCTGGTCCCACTTGCTGCGGATGATCGTCTTTGGGTCTGCTGTCGTCAGGTCGAAGGCCCGCACAAGTTCAGCGTCCTTCACCTGCCCGCCGATGGCTTCGTTGAAGTCGTAAGCTGATCCGCTGCCATTATAGAAGTAGTCACCCTCACGATCTACAATGAACTGCGTGCCTCCAGAGTAGACAGCGAATAGGTTGGCATTTGCGCTGTGGGCCACTGAAGTCGTCCCGCTCGCTAGTTGTGCCTGCACAAACACATTGCCACCGCCACCGGTCGTTTTTGTAGAATCTTCAGTCGTTGCATAGGCGTTTAACTGCAATCCTTGTGGTCCTTCACTCGCCCCATTAAGCGCAAGTCCGCCAGACGCCGCCGTGACTTTCCGTATCATCCCAAATGTGTCTGTTTCACCAAAAGCACTCGTCATTCCATGCGCCACGTCACTCGACTTCAGGGCAAGAATCTCGTTGTCGTTCGCCCCCTGATTGATCGTCAGGCCGACGGTCATGTTGGCGTTGGCGGTTTCGTTGATGCTAAGAATACCACCGTCGTGTATACGCATTCGATTAGTACCGCCAACGTGGAAGTTCATCCACTCGGCACCGGAGTTGTAGAAGGATTCGATGTAACTGTGACCAGCGTCCGATGGAGTGCCAAACTGGTACCGGCCCGAATATCCATCTGGCGTCAATACCGTCACGCCGCCAGCAGCGGAGTTTTCTACAACCAAGTCGTCTGCCACTGTCTCGGCAGTTACCGTGCCTGCGCTCGCCGTATGGACATGCAGGGTGCCGTCTGTGCGAGCGATACCAACACCCGCGTTCCCCACCACATTCAGGGTCGTCCCATCAAACGTCAGGTTCGCCTCGCCATTCAGCCCACCGGAACCGTCTGCCGTGGTGACGCGGTTGTTGGCGTCGTTGGCAAGGCTGGCGCCGAACGACTGCGCAGTGAGGCTCCCGGCGACCATGCGGACCAACTGCCACTCCGTGTCCTCCGAGCCCGCCGCATCGTCGTTCACGACCAACTGAAGGCGGCCCATGATCGTCTGCGTATCAGCGTCGTCAGGAAGCGTGAAGGCGATGGCCAGCCCCGAGGACGTATCGGTCATGTTCCCGTCGTCTGCCGGGTCCCACTCGACCGTAAAGGCGTCCTTCACCGAGGCGGCGGCGTTGTCGTCGATCTCGACCTTCATCGCCCCACCAGAGACATGCACAATCCCCGAACCGACCACCGCCGGGTCGATGACGAGGTTCGTACCGTCGTAGTAGATGTCTGCATCCTGACCCGTACCAAAGGTCAGGTTGGTGTTGTCAGGCAGTTCCAGAGAGTCGGTGCCAGTGTCCCACTTGACGAACTTTCCAGACGTATCGCCGAATACCTGTACGTCGTATCCGGTGTCGTCAACGCCAACCGTCAGTCCGCCTTGTAGACTCAGAACGCCCGAACCAACAACATCCGGGTCGATGACCAGGTTCGTGCCGTCGTAGTCAATCGTCGCATCAGACCCTGTACCAAAGGTCAGATTGACGCTGTCCTGCAGGATGATCGCCGCCGAATGCGTCTTAACGCCCGACACCGTCTGCTCGGTGGACTTGGATACGTGGTTCGTATAGACGTTGCTGAACTCAGCGTTGAGGTCAGTCGGGGTAAGCGTTTCGTTGCCCCACGTCTTAACAGCACTGATGTCTGCCATCTATTCGTCTACCGGCTTCGGTTTCAAGAAGCGTCCCAGCGGCTTGAATCGCGCCAGAATCCTTCTGTGCGATATGGTTTCTCCTACCCCGTTGACGCTCAGGGACAGGCTTGTCTGCGGTGCGAATCCAACCAGCGGAAGATCCTGCGACCGCTGCGAGAGGTCCGCGATGAGGGCCGGGATGTCGCCGGGAAGGATCAGCCCCGAACCCGCCATGCTCATCGTGCGGAACTCGCCCCGGATGTCCGCGCCCTTCTGCGTCACGCTCAACGTGTAGTCGCCCAGCGCGTCGTAATAGTGCCTGGCGTTGAGCCAGCGGACCTTCACATCCGGCCCATACGGCGACGGAGCGCCCGTCTCAAACGACATCGGGATGCTGACTCCGTTGTCCGAATACGCCGTGGAATCCATGTCCCATACGTTCGTATCCAGATCCCCCGCATGAGGCTTCTCGTCCACCGGGGCCGCGACAGACAGCGTGTTGCCGGTATACGGGCCATACCACACGCCGACGCGCTCTCCGTTGATCTCCGTCGCCTTGCGGTAGTTGTAGACCATGATCTGGTTCATGTCCGTCTGGCTTACGCCGTTCGGCAGGAAGAACCAGACCTCGTTCTCACGCGGGAATCGCAGGCTGAACGAATCCTTCAGCGCGTCTACGTTCAGATCGGGCCAGTAGCCCTCGTCAAGAGCGTAGGACACCTTGTTCAACACGCTTCCACCGGACCACTGATAGACGCCGTCCTCCAACACCATCAATTGCGTGTCGTCAGGAAGCGCCTCAATGCACCGACCGCCGATGGACGCCTTGGCTGTGCGCTTGTTGGGACGGTACGGCGTGTCTGCCGATCCCGTGGCGATCAGCGTATAGATTCCGTCAGACGTGTGAACCGTCAATGCGTTCTGGCTCACCGACAGACCCGTCACCACGCCACCGAAGTTGAAGAACGAGGTCGCGCCCCAGGTTTCGATGTCTGCCGTATCGGAGTACCACAGTTGGTTCGTAGCGCCGTTGACGTTGCCGATCCACAGGCGGTTGTCGAACCACGCGATGTGCTTTCCCTTGGAGAACCGGGCGTTGTCGTCCAGCGTTGTCGCGTTGCCCGCGCCAGACCACTTGATCGCGTCCGTATCCACGCCATTCGTAAAGACCAGCGTCCCGTTGGCGTCGGCCCACTCAAACACGTTACCTGCCGTAACGGTCGTGGAGCCCGTAATGGTGTTCCATGCGCCCGAGGAATACTCCTCTACCGCCGTTCCCACCACGCGGACCACATGGGACGTGCCCGGGGCCGACTCAAACTCGGCCAGAAGGGTCACTGTAGCGCCTGAAGTGGCGACGGTGACATCCTTGTAGGAGGCAAGCCCTCGGCGGCCCTCGACCTGTCCAGCGATGCCTACACGGGTGTTCTCCATGTTGGACAGTTCGTCTGCCGACACTTCCTCCACGGGCACGTCATAGCGGACGCCGCCGTTGAACGGGCCGAAGGCGAGGGTTTCAGCGCGAAGCGCCACCGATGGCTCCCAAGATGGACGTGGGGGAATCGTCCTCCGCCCGGACTCCAGTGCGCTCAAGCAACTCCCCTACCGTGATGCCTTGTCGAAGAAGGCCCGACTGACGAGCGCGGTCACTTGCAAGGGATGTGGCCCGAATCAGATCGTTGGCCTGACGGGCTGTGGCCCCCAACTCAATCGCGGCTTTCCCAACTGCCTTGGGTGAGAAGAAGGTCAGCGTAGCTATGGATGCGGCCATGGCAGCAGGGATGCCCATGCCCGTAGCAATGGCGCCCGCGCCAGCACCGCTGGCAGCAAGGCCACCCACAATACTCGCAGCCTGCGAGCGTCCTACAATGTTTGTCGGAGCAACGCCGCTCATACCCTGAGCCGCCAAGCGTGACTGCAAGAGGAGGCCGGGGAACCGCTGGTCAAGAGACTTGACCACGTTCATCACATCTTCCCCGCCTTCCTCGAAGGCCCTCTGGAGACGGTTGCCGACACGCACGGCGTTTACATCTTTCAGACCCTGCTGGCGCAGCCTGCCACCAGACAGATCGGCTTCGGCTTCATCGACGAATGTCAGCAGTTCGTCAAGTTCGCCCACCGCATCATCGTAACCCGGAACATCCCCGAGTCTGCGCCGGATGGGCCGACGCATCTCCGTAAGGATTGAACCGGCTGTCGGGTCAGCCGTTTTGATCTTGTCGAGGCGCCGCTTGAAGTCATCCAACTCACGGGCTGTGATTTCGTCGGGCGAGCCAAGGAAGCGAGTGACGAACTTGTTGATGCGAGAAGCGTCGGCATCCACAATCGTCTCGGGTTCGATCAACTCAAACCCCGACTGCGCCCGTGGATTCTGCTGCACCTCGTAAAAGTTTTCACGGAGAGCATTCAACAGATCGCTCTTCGCCTGAGCGATGTTGATGACCTGCCCCTCGGCCTGCTGGAGAACGCGCCCCTTGTTCTCAATCAGTTCACGCGCCCGTTCCTGAATGGCCTCCGATGTTGCCTGCCCGATACTCTTAGCCGTCTGATCGTCGCCGAGTTGCCGTCGTGCGGCAGACGCAGCCTCTGCCGACTCAAACCCGGATGCGACATTCTGCCTCACGCGGTCGCCGCCGCGCCCCGTAGTAAATCCGGGGACTTCGGCGGCCAACTGCACCCCGAAGTCAGCAGCCTGCCGCCCCGCGCCTCGGAGAGCTTGGGCGGGCCGCTCAAGTGCAGCGCTCGCAGCCCTCGCCACAGGGCGAGCCACAGCCCCGACGGCTGTTCCTGCCGGGTCTGCTGCGGCAGTCAGTACTTTCCCCAATGCCCCACCCTTGGGCATAAAGGGGAGAACAACACTTGCCGCATTAACGATGGGGGCCAACGGGTCCTCAGCGACTCGCCGGGGATCGGACATAGAGTCGATGAACTCACGCCCAAACTGCCGAGCCATCTTTGAGTTTTCTGTCGGCTCCGCGCCAAAGGACTCTGCCGCGACATCCAATCCGCCCAACCCCAGCCGCCCTATCGCGCCGAGAGTGCCGATGGGATCTCGGACGACAGATTCCAATTCTCGCCCCCTGTTGGCGAGTGAATGTGGGATGTTGGAAAACGCCGTGGACATGAAGTCATCGCTGCCGAACTCCAAATCCTCTCGCGCTGCCACTGCGGGGGACGGCGCAAACTGATCCATGAACAAGGAATCATCCTCGCCGTCACTATCAATCCCAGGCAAGGCGTACTGTGCCCGTTGCGTCGATGGCAACTGAGCGAGCAGTTCCTTCCGGCGCTGAATCAGATCAGCGAGTGTTGCCATTCTGGCGTTCCATGATTTCGAGTATCATCCGGTTTGTCTCAAGGAGTTGCTGTTCAATGCCGCCATCTTCTCCTGTCGCACCGAATTTCCCCACCTTCGTCCCAACCGAGCGAAGGTTGTCAAGGAACCGTCGATTCCTCTCTCGCGTGAGATTCACTGCATCCAAGAGGTTGGAGAACTCCGTTACCTGATCGTATGCCGTTGGATTAGGGAGACGGTCGATCACGCGCTGGGCATCACCTTCGCTCATCACACCCGACTGTTCGGACTTGAAGAGTGCGGGGCCAATCTCTGCGAGGATCTTGTTGATGCGCCCGATCTTCCGGGCGTGATCCCCTCCGGGCATGTTCATGCGGGCAGAGATGGGGCCTAAGTCGTCTCCCCCAACGATCTCCCCGCTCTCCCCATTGACAAATCCCCCCACATCCCGATAGAGTGACACCAACTCCGCAAACAGTTCCTCGGTGTTCTGCGCTGACGCCAACTGGCCCTGTTGTGCAGGTGACATTTGCCGCCCGGCAATACTGGAGATGGTCTGCTCGTCGCCCAACTGAGACAACCCCAGCATGGCCCCCGTTACGTCGAAACCGGGGCTCTCTGCGACAGCGGGGTTCGTCTGCACCATTCTGGCAAGGCGCAAGTGTTCCATCTGCTCTTGGAGGAACTTGGCCTGAGATGCCCGTATAGCCGCCTGATTGCCACCTTCCTGAATGTCCTGTGCCCTGTTAGCTCGGCGCTGAGACGCCGCCCCCGACAGGTAACCGAGCGGCAATTCCTCATCGGGGGCCTTAGCCGTGACTGTCGTCTCCGGCATCTGAATTGCGTCTGTGCGGGGTGTGCCCTCCGTCGTCACAGCCGAAAGGCGGTCAAACTCCGCATCGTCGGCTCCGCGAATTGCGGAGATCTTGGCATCGCCGATGGTCTTGTCGCGGTTGTATTGATCCATCTGTCGCTGTGCCGCCTGCGCCATCTGGAAGGCGTCGATGCCCTGCCCAGCTCCGGTTGCCACCGTCTCCAACATGCCTGCCTTGGGCGTCTTGGCCTGGTTGGGCTGATAGTTGGCCCGTGGCGACAGGGTGTTGATGAGGTTGGCCATGGCGTTGTTCCGGTTCTGCTCCTTCTGCATCTTGCGGAGACGTTCCTGCTGCTCGTTGCCGGCGAAGCCCTTGGCTCCTGCACCGAGAGCAGCAAGGAGTTTCGTGCCGCCCAACGCACTTGCAATCCCTCCACCGCCGGGAATGAGGGCGTTGGCTCCTACCGTCATGGCGAAGGGCAAGGCGGCAGAAGTGAAGTCCTGCGCCACGTTGCCGAGTTTGCTGAGAAATCCCATCTATGCCTTCTTCCACACCTTTGCGTCGTTGTCCCACCGGGCGAGGGTTTGGCCCGCCGCGTTCGTAATCACATCATCCCCAACCATCGCGTTGACCCAACCGTTCTTGTTGACGATGTCAGTGGCTCCGATGGCCTTGTCTCCGGTCACAGATTCACCATAGACAGCGACATCGGCGTCCCCCGTTTCGCCGTTTTCACCGCCCCCCTCCCTGCGCGTGGTGCCGCTCCTCACGGGAAGGCCGAGAAGACGGGCCAGTTCTGCCTCCGCATCGATGCCCGTGGTTATATTGCTATACCCGGCCTCACGGGCGGCAAGGATGCGGGCGATGCGATCGCCTTCCGCCTGCTGCTGCTGCTGCTCCTCCAGCAAGTCAATCTGCCGTTCGCTGAGTCCGAGTTGCGCGAGGAACTGACGGTCGCTCTGCTGCAACTCCTGCTGGAACATGGAGCCGCGCTGATTGCGGTCGCGGTCGGCGTTCTCGTCCTGAATGTTCAGAGAGCGGTTGCGGAATCCGAGATCCTGAAGGAACTGGCTGTTCTGTAGATCCACCTGATCGCGGGCCAACGTGTCCTGCCCGTTATAGCGGCCCAACAGATTGCCCTCGGCAAGCGCGTTGCTAGCGTCGAACTGACGCGACATTTCGTCCAGTTTCCGTTCGTCCAGCCCCAGCCCCGCAAGGAATTGGCGGTCCTGTTGCGACAACTGCCGGTCGAACTGTGAGCCCTGCTGATCCAGCCTGCGCTCGTCGAGTCCAAGGCTTGCGAGAAACTGTCGGTCCTGCTGCCCCAACTGCTGTGCGCCGAGAGTCTGTCGCCCGTCCTCCGTTACGCCGAGTAACGACGCCAGTTGCATGTCCATGCCACGGTCTGCCCGCTCGTTGCCGAGGTTCGCCTGTCGCACCGACTCCTGAAAGACCTGATCTCCCGTAGGACCAGTAAGGGGCATCCGGCGGGCGAGTGCCTGGTTGGCGATGTCCTGCTCCATCCGCAGACGATCCATGTTGTAGCCCGCCTCAAACTCACGATTCCGGGTCTGCTGATTCCCTTGGAACTGTGAGAGAGACTGCGCCTGCGGCAGGATGGAGTTGAGCAGATTGCGCTGGCCCTCGGCTTGTAGCGCCCCGCGCCCGCGAAGGACATCTGCGTCGAATCCGCCCAGCACATCCGCCGTGAATCCGGCGCTAACCCCGTCTCCCAACACTCCATATCGCTGTAGATCTTCGATCTGCTGACGGCGGGCGTCCCCCGCGCTGGCGTCGAAGTCCGCGATATTGGCGCGAGTCATCGGGTCGTCGCCCGTGAACCCTGCTCCCATCTGTTGCATGAGGAAGGATTCAAGCGCCCCTTCCAGCGCCCCTTTCTGGAACTCGGGCAGCTGTAGGTTTTCCGTCGCCTGACGGCCCATCTCTTCCGATTCGCCAAGGATCGTGCGGAGCAGTTCTCTGGACCGTTCGCGCACTTCCTGATCGTCGAAGCCGAACTCAGACGCCGCTACCGACTTCTCGATGGTTTCCTCTCCAAGGCCCGCCACTCCTTCCGCTGTCGCTACAGGCTTGCCCACCGCAGGCGACGTAAGTCCCAGGTAAGACCGGATCTGCTGCTGGTCCGCAGGCGACAGCGTTGCGAAGTGCGGGTCGTTCAAGACCCCCATGTCGGACGTTTTGGCTTGGTTGATAAGCCTGTCACGAATGGAGATTTGCTCGGGCGTCAAAACAGGCTCAGGGGCCGGGGCCGGGGCCGGAGCCGGGGCCGGGGCCGGGGCCGGGGCCGGGGCCGGGGCAGGGGCCGGGGCCGGGGCCGGGGCGGGCTCAGGAACCGGAGGCGGGGGAGGAGGCGGTGTATCTCCTCCTGTCGCCGTCTTGCTCACCTGGTCGGTGAACTTGAAGAAGTCGTCCAGAGGCATCTGGCCCGAATTGACCTGATCCGTCGCCTTGAAAAAGTCGTTGAGCGACATCTCGCCTTCGTTGGCGATAGAGCCCTTCGACATGGCGATGTTCGTCGATGCCGTGTATGGATTCGCCTGCGAGTTGAAGGTCGAAGTCTTCGACATCCCCGCGTAAGGGTTGGCTTGGGAGTCGAATGAAGGCTTCGGCGCGACGTATCCCGCAGAATAGCCGCCCTGCGTAATGGTCGGCTGGACTTTCTTCTTTTTTGAGGGGATATACCCCGCCGAGTAGGTAGGCATTAGGACGGTACCGCCAGTGTCGAGTCAACATTGATGAGGGTCGGGTTGTCCTCCAGCACGCCCACGGGACGATTCTTCTTGTTCCCCTGCATGGCGAGGTTCTGCTCCTTCGCGGCACGCAGCGCCCGCTGGAAGTTTGACGACTCCACCCCGGACGACCCGTCGTCGCCCTCGTCCTCCATGTAGAGCGAGGTCGCGCCATACAGAAGCACGCTCTCCATGACCCTCGGGATGCCCAAGGCGCTCAGGGATGTCGCGTCGTTGGAACTGGTCCACTCTGCAATCTCTGCCCGATACCGGACGCGGATCGTATTGGCCGCGTCCGGCAACGGAAACAGGTCAATCTCAGGGTAGCCCGTGCTGGTATTCACGCCGGATACATACACCGCCCTCGGATTACCCGTCTCGCTTCGGTCCGGGTCGAAACTGTCGTAGGAATCAGGACCGATGATGTCGAGCGTCCGGTTGTTCGTCTCGTCCACGAAAGACCACCAGTTCGTCACGTTGCCCGAAACAGGCGAATACGTGCGCGTGCTGGCCACCGTCGCAAACGTTGTAGTACGGTCCAGCCACCACCACGGAACCATCGGCATGACCTCTGCCAGGATCTGGTTGATATACTCCCGCGCAATGCCCTGATACTCCGTGTCCGAAGTGCTAAGGCCCGTGCGCCGGAGAACCCGTGTGATAAGCTGGGTCAGTGTCACTGAGGAATCCCCACGGATTCAAGGTCAGGCTGGTCATACACCGCGCCCTCGGGGATGCCCTTTCCAGCGGCGATGTCAGACATGACATTGCCGTCCAAGCGGTCCCCGCGCAGGCGCACGAACATCCATAGTTTGTACTCCTCGGTCTTCATCGGCTTGCCGTTCTCGTCCTTCTTCGCTCCGTGAGCAATCAGTTTCTGGACGAACTTGTGGCTGCCGTCGTCCTCGACGATGGGCTGACCGTGGTCGTCATACTTGTAGACCCGCTGATACACAGGCTCGGCGTGGTCCGTCGTCCCGCCGTCCGTCGCCACATAGCGAGGGATCGTGCTGGGAGGCAGCGGCTCAAAGCCTGCCGGATGCTGGACTTCCAGCCCACCGTGGACCTTCAGCGCCTCTTCTGCCTTATAGTTCCTCTTCCATGTCCCGTCCGGGGTCGCACGCTTCGGCAGCGTGCCCAGACGGGCTTCCAGTTCGCTGATCCGGTTGAGCAGTTCCGCGTTCACGTCCTGCGATGCACTCGCCACAGCAGGCTCGTTGGGCACTTCCGGCTCGTCCTCGGGAATGTCCCGCAGAGTGCCATCAGCAGCGTAGTCTTCCTTCTTGGGCCGTCCTGGACCTCTCTTGGCCATGATTCCTCTTCCTTTAGGGATTGACGACTTCCAGCACGTCGTCGGTGATCTTGAACTCGTCCTTGCGCGAATACGACAAATACTTGTTCGCCATTGCAGCAGCGTTGTGGTGCCGCTCGGCCCACTTCCGCCCCCAAGGCTGGGGCTGATACGTCAGCAGAGCATCGACAATGTCGTCCTCTGTCCACGGAAGGTTGCGGGCTCTGCCCGAGCAGTTGTACTGCACGAACTCTCGGACGTTGTCCTCCGTAAGCCATCCGTCCGCTCTCGGAGATTCGCCTCTTGCGTCGAATACCAGAACCGCTTTCCCACAGGCCAGAGCCTCGTAGGCTCCCCTGCCGTAGGTGACAACGATGTCCGCATCGCGCATCTGCGGCGACACGTCATAGGTGGGATTGTCGTTCCAATGGACCGAATTGAACTCATACCCAGCCCTCTCACATGCCCGCTTCACCATGTCCCGCCCCATCACGTTCTTGCACAAGGACAGAACCACAGGCTTTGAATTGCTCGTCTTCTTTGGTGTGAACCGGCGAAGATCTACACCGTTGCGAACCAGATCGGCCTGAATCCCTCGCATGGCGAGAGTGGCAACGACCTCCTCCGACACGCCGACATACACGTCCCCGCCAGGCATCGCCTGCTCCATGTGGTGTGTCGGGCCGTGCTGTGTAAACACCTTGCGGCAATCCAACTTCCCAAGAAGACCCTGACAGGTCCGATGGTTGATGAAAGCCACGTCATACGCCCCGGTCGGTTCCGAGATCACCGGGACATCCAAGGCTTCGATCTGCTCAGAAAACGGGCCGTGAAGGAACGTATAGACCGTCACGTCCCGTCCTTGGTCCTTCAACGCCTTCGCCATCTCGTAGGTCCACGTCTCCGTGCCACCGATGCGAACCAAGGCGTGATTTGCCAGAAGGACTCTCACGCAGCTCTCCGCTTGTGGAACTCGTCCAACATCTTCTGCACGTCCTCGTCCGAAGGCATCTCCACCTCGTCGGGCTTAAGGAACCGCCGCTGACGCTTGCGCTGCTCAATCTTCGCGTAGGCTTCCCGCAGAATGTCCAAATCCTCCGGGTCGTGATCGCCGTGCGCGATCTTGTATCCGAAGTGGACGTGCCGCTTGATGCCCAAATCCTCACAGTACTGGTTGAAATACGAGTCCGTGGGAACCGGACCTGACTGATTGAACGGGAACTTGCCCGCCGCGTAGAGCCGGTCGAACACCGAAGTCTTTACCAGCGTAAATGCCCACGTCAGAATGTCCGTCTCCTGCACTTCAGGACCGTCCCCGCGCTCATGGGGAATGAGGTTCCTGTGGCGATCCAAGGCGCTCAGAGACGGATCTTGCTTCTTCATCGCCAACGACCGGAAGGGAGGCGACTTCCGATAGGTCTGGAAGCCAACCACGTCGAGGTCCAGGTCGAGCAGTTCGTCCAGACCGTCAACAGGAAATCCCCAATGGTCGTCCTCTACGAATAGGATGTGTGACGCTTTGAGTCCCTGCGCGGCAAGGACCGCCTCGGCCTGGACCTCATACAGCGGTCGATAGATCCTGTGGTGTAGACGTAGATCGTGCTTCGCCTTGTTCGCCGCGTAGAACTCCATGATGTGCGGCGGGAACTTGGTGTGAAGCCGAACCTGCGGGATGCAAAGGACGATTGACATATATCAGTCAGGAAAGGAGCCGAGCCCGAAGGCCCGGCTCCCGATCCCATCGTTACGGGGCGATCTGCAAGTAGGTGGCCACATACTCCGTATCAACCGCTGCCGTCATAAAGAACCCGACAATCGGCTGATTGGTGTAGAGGTGGTCATCCTCAGAGTTGGTGGCACCACCACCGAAGGGCTGGACCGCACCGTTCACACCATCCGAGCCCTGCGCGATAGCACCGGCCTGAATCGTGCCAGCGTTCTCGTCCGCGAGGGCCGTCGCCGGGCCCCACGTCTGCACCCAGCCATACGACGTAGCACCGATGTCAACCAGCGGCACGCCAACGACCACGTCATCCGTGCCGTTGTTGTAGATCGCCAGGTTGTTGAACATCGAACCGGAAATGGACACCGAATCCTCGGAGTCCAGCGCCGTCTGCGTGGGATCGTAGAGATCCAGCCGCATGACGTTGGTGGCCGTGTCCGATCCAACACCGTTGCCACGGAGGCGGTAGGTGTAGCCCTCGCCGCCCTCGTCGGTGATGTGCAGATACCCACCAGCAAACACATCCGCCGCGTCAGCGGAGGTGATGTCGGAGGTCTTCACATACAGCGTGGTCGCGCCGGACGTGTAGTCCGTGGCCGTGCCCGCGCTGTTGGTGAACGCAGCGTCAAACGAGGTCTGCACTGCGACCGACTGATCCAGTGCGGCAAGCTGGCCCGCGCCGACCGCCGTTACGCAGTAAGCGTACCGGAACACGCGGCCATCGGGCATCTCCCGCTTCGCTCCCAGCGGACCCTTTGCGGTCGTGGAAGTCTCATACAGGCCCTGTGCAACGCCGTCGCTCGGCGAGTTCACATGACCGTTGGAAACATGATCAACCATCTTCTTCCCTTCTTTGCTTGGTCTACGGGCTCATTGGCTTGAGCCCCGAAGATTAGCTACCGGTGATTGCGGTGCCGACGCCGAGGCGACGACGGTTGTTGGTGGTCAACTGCACCGAGGCGACCACGTAGCACAGCTGAGCCAGCTGACCGTTGCTCTGAAGGCTCACGAACGGAGTCTTCTTGAACGACGCCTGGCGCAGCGTAGCCAACTTGATGTGGCGCTGGTCGATGAAGTAGGTGTGGAGAGCCGTGCAGTCGTTGTCGGGGATGATCTTCACGCCGTAGAAGTCCGGGGCGTGCTTCCCGCCAACACCGCTGGCGTTGCTCAGTTCGGTACGCGCGTAACCCTGAGACGCGAGAGCCGTCCGATACGCCTTGGCAATGCTCCACGTCGTGAAGCCGTGCGACGGACGAGCGCCCTGAATACGCATCGTATCCAGAATGCTGTCCCAACGGGTGAACCCGTCAAAGACGTTGGTGGTGGTCTGCGTCAGGAACGTCGTCGCCGTCGTATCACGCTGGTTGTCCCACCAAGAGTTGGACGAAGCGTCGATACCACCGACCGTGTTGGCCGAGGTGGCGATGATGTCAGGGAACCCAAGCATGTTCTTGCCAGCCTGGGCCGTGTACATGTCCTCGTTGATCGCCTTGACCAGCGAGTCCATCGCGTTGTCGCCAAGCGACTTGAACAGGTCAAAGACCCGCTCCGGTCCCATGTTCTCCCAATTCTCGGTGTCCGAGAGGATCACCGGGACGGCGTAGTAACGCCGACGGAAGAACGCAGCCTCAAACGGATCAATCGGGTTCTTGTTCAGGCTGTCGTAGCGATCAAACGACTCTGCGGTGCCGCCGCTGGACTGAAGCGTGACCTGGATCTCACGCGACCCACGGTCCTCTTCCTTCAGGGCGGACTTGCGGAACTCACCAACCGTCGGGTAGTCCTCGAAAAAGTTATCGACGACGCCCGGACGGACGGTCTTACGCACGGACGACCAAATGCTGTCCGCGACTTCGCTCTTTGTCTGTGCCATTGTCCTGTTAAGCTCCCGCCTACAGGACTACGTCACCCCAATACGGCAGAAATCTCCGCAAGGCTGTCTTCCAACGAATTGGTTTCCTTCCACGTCGAGGGATGGGAACCATTCGGCTTGACTTGAGCCTTGGCCTGTCGAGAAGCACTCCGAGACGTTTCGCGGGCCTTCTGAGCCTCCTGCGCGGGCTTGCCCGTCACCATGCCGACCAACTGCGCGACAGTAAACGGTTCGCCGGTCTGAGGATTGATCTGTCCCATATTGGCTTGGATGAAGGCGATGTTGTCCCTCACCGCGTCCTCGCCAAAGAGACGAACCGCCTCCTGACCCTGCGCCCTCATTTCCTTTGACTGCGCCTCCTGCTGGGCCCTCGTCAAGCCCTGCAATTGCTGCGTCGTCTGCTGGAACTGAGGCTCCAACTCCTCACGAAACTGCTGGAACTCACGAATCTGATTCGCCAGTTCCCCCTGCGCCTGACGGATCTGAAGCAGTGTTTGAACACCGGCCCGATCCTGCGGCGACAGAGACGGGTCGTTCATCAACTGATAAAGCCCGTCCATCTCCTGAGTGTGCTGCGCCTGCTGCGGCTGATTCTGAAGCTGCTCCCGATACTGCGACATCTCCTTCAGGAACTGCTCCCGCTCGGCCTGAAACGCCCTACGCTCCTCGGCAAGATCCTGCGTCTTGCGTGTATAGTCCTGCTGGCGCATGTATCCGCGATTTGTCTCATCGCTGGATACGTCGGTTTCGGATGATTGTGCGTCCGCCTCCGTGTGCCCTTCAGGCGCTTTCGGGGCCGCGTCAGAGTTGTCCGGTCCTACTTCGTCCTCAATCACGCCAAAGGACGTTTCAACCGGGCTCTCCGTGGCTTGTCCTTCCTGCACCACAGGATCGGATTCGTCTGCCACTTACAATTCTCTCCATGAGTCGATCAGGCCCGTCTCTGGATTCTGTCCATCCCGGCCCATAATGGAGCCGGTGTGACGGCGATCTACTCTATCGGTGTCGATCCTTTGTGTGATGTCTTCCAGGGAGTCCGCGATCAACACGTTCGGATCTCGCTGGCGGCTCTGCTCCATCCTTGCGGCAACATCGTCCTCGATGTCCTCGATGCGCTCTATATCGCCCTCTACGAGGCCGCGCTCTTTCAGGATGCGCTTCTTGTCCTCATACGACTCATATACTTCGCCGGTCTGCGGGTCTGGCCTGCCGGTATACAGGCTCGACAGGGTGCGGTGGATCTTGTTGCCCCGATGGCGAATCCAACCGACCCGCTCTCCGCAGTCATCGCACTTGATCGTCTTGGGGATCTTTGCCGAGGTAATCGGCCAATCCCGGTGGCTCTTGCCACACTCGCACGTATCAAAGTCCCACAGACGCAGCGGCATACCTATTTCATACCCCCGTCACAGGCGGTCGTCAAAGGGTTCATGTGACCTCCTGCGCCTCGCCCTCAACCACATTGGCGATGTTCTGCGCGTTTCCACGAACCGTGGATACCAGACCTTCTGGGGCAGGACCGGGGCTGCGAGGCCCACCGGCCATCTCCTGCTCCTGCGCCATCAACTGCTGGTGCTGCTGCATGTGCTGATCTCGCAGGCGGATGATCTGCTGAAGGCGCTGCATCACCTGCGGGTAGATCGGCTGGCCCGTCATAGACACCTGTTGCGCCTGCTGCACCAACTGCTGGAAGGACGGGTCTTCCTCCATCTTCGCGTGAGCCTCCATATGGCTCCGATGGTCCTGCCCTTCGATGGCGCCGGGGTCTTGCATCTGCGAGATGATGCGCTGGTTCTCCAACTGAGCCGCCCGAGTGGCCTCGGGGTTGGAGTCCGTCTTCATCACCTTCTCGACATCCACCATGTCCACGGAGGACGCCAGCATACGATCCAGTTCGCGCTGGTCGTAGTTGGAACGGTTCGCCGCTCGGTCGTAGAAGTTGAGGAACTTGTCCTGCTCAATCTGCTCGAACATCGGAGCCATCGAACCGGCCTGCACCGAGATGCGGTAGTTCCACAGGAAGTCCGAGTTCGTCAGCGCACGGGTCAGCGTGGCCGCGCCGTTCGGCGCCACGTTCACCCGGAAGTCCTCCGGCGTATACCGAGGATCGCCCATCACCTGGAAGCAGTTACGGACGATGTTCACAAACACCTCCGACACCTTGGACTGCATCCATTCGCGGTTCACAGACACCGAGGAAGCCAGCAGAGAGGCTTCTGTGGCCGTCCGAGGCGTGCCGGACGACTCAATGTCCGTCAGGCGCGTGATCTCCTCCTCATAGCCCCGTAGACGGTCCTCAAAGCGAAGCTGGTCGGCAGGCACATCGCCGTAGCGCAGTTCCTTGAAGTTGTTGGGGTCTTGAACCTCATGCCACTGCCCGTCCACACCCTTGCGGAGGTCTTCGACAAGGTTCGGGTTCTCCAACGCCTCTTCCTTGGCGACCACGCCCTGACGGGCCGTGCGCTTCAGAAGAGCCGCCTGGCGGCTCATGCTCTCGACAATGCCGTTCTGGATGTCCTCGACATACTTCAGGTGAGGCTGGGGATAGAACGAGGAAGCGTGATGGTCGAACTTCACCGGCACGAAGGGAAAGCCGCTCTCAACCAGCCAACCGGGCATTTCCACGCCCTGAGACAGGTCCAGAAGAGGGCTCCCGTCCTCGTTTATCATCGCATTCCCAAAGATGTCCACCATTTCAGGGAACGACATCTTCAAGAAGGGATGGGGCATATCCTGAATCGCCTCGTCCACGCCGTCAGCGAACATCACCAGACGACGGCCTACGCGGTCGTGGATGCGGTCTACGAGGACGAACTCGCCGTTCTCGACCGACTCGCGCACCGCCTTGGCTTCAAACGACTCCGTCTCGCGCCCCATGACCTCGCCAAAGCCGATGTCCTCCTGCTTGGCGACGTTCGTGGCCGCGATCTGGTTGCGGTTCTTGATCGACTTGTCGTCACGCAGCGCCTTGAGAGGAACCCACATCTTCTCTCGGATATACCGCGCATGGCCCAACTTGTGCGGCGGGCACATCGGATCGACATGCACGAACCCCGGAGGAACGCGGCTCACAGAGGTCAGATCCTCATGCATCGCGTCGTTCGTCACATACGGGGGAATCATGTCATCCCCCGGCGGGTTGTAGTCGATGCGTAGCCAGCCAACAGAACACGTCAGAGCGTCGAAAATCGACTGATGAACGTGCGGCTTGGCGTCCATGAGGTTCAGCAGCGAGGCAGCTGCGCGTTCAAGGACGACCGTCAGTTCGGTGCCCTCGTCCTCCTCAATGGCGAAGAACAATTTGGGGTAGTTGAACGCGATGGACGCGATGATCTGACGCACCAACGGGTAAAACCGGCTGATGCGGACCAGTTCGTCCTGGTTCAGGTCGCGGATCTGACTTGTGAAGCGCAGATCGTAGAGGTCGATGAGTTTCTGCCACTCCTTCATCCGCTCCTTATACAAGCGGTCGAGGAGTTCCATCTCTCCACGCCAGAACTTCGTCTCTTTTCGACTAAGTGCCATTCACATGCCCGATTGCGGTTTACTCCTTTCTACAATTTCGCACCGTATGTGTGGACCGTCAAAGGGTTGAGAATGTCGTTGTCGGGCCTCGGATGGTCTTATACGCTACATGGAAGTCCAACCTCTTGAAACGCTCTGGATCGACCCCTGCCAGCGTATGCCACGGTGAATCGTTGAACAGGAACTCGCCGGGGTCCCGTTGTATGCCCATCACCGCTTCCACATGCGCCCTCTTACTGCCGTGAATCCCCCTTGTGGAGAGCAGGCGCTCTATGTTGAGCGGTTTGTCCCGCAATCGGTTCCGTCGAATCAGACTTCGATACTCGTCGCGGATCTTCTTGGCCTGATCGGAGTGATAGATGGCGTAATCGCGCACCGCCGAGGCAATCACCGCGCAGGCGAGTCTCTTGTAGGGGTCCAATCTCAATCCTCCGGCAAAATGAGCGGCGACTGAGGCTCCCGGCGGGCCACCTCCTCCAAATCGAACCCTGCATGGATCGCAAGACGGTGGGCGGCCTCGTTGAAAGCGACCTCCTCGTCTCCGGACAGGTTCATCCCCAACCAGGGGTTGGCGGATACCGCCGTTACGAGCGTAACGTCCCGAAACCACTGATCGGCCTTATCCGTATCGTCCAACTTTCGTCTCCGTCATAAGGGAACTGATGATGTTGGCACCTTCCGCCGTCTCGTCCTGCTGCTTCTTATACCCCGGCCCGAAGACATGCACGCCCATATACCGCAAGGCGTCGGCCAAGTGGTCGTTGGAGTCCGTATCCACGTCCTCGGGGCGGCGTTTGTCTCTGGGAAGCTGGGGCATCTGCTCAATCAGGTTCGGACACCACTCCTTCCAGACCTTCAGCTTGCCCTTCGCCATCGCATCGCGCAGGATGCGCCATCCGTTCACGCGGTTGTTGTTGCCGGGCTTCAGATACACGCCATGTTCGCGGAAGATCCCCGACGCGGACTGCACACGCGCCTCTGCCGGGACTCCTGAGCCCTTGGAGAGGCGACGACGGGTGAACATCGACGGGTCAGCGAGGTTCATGTAGGGACGGCGGTTCGTGAAGGGAAAGTCCTTCATCATCGCCGCGATCTCCTCGGCGTGTTCCGAGGCCGCACGGTCGCCTACGTAGTATTCGTTGATCAACCAGAGGTTCTTGTCGTAGTCCATCGCCCCCATAACCCATGCGGTCGGGGACGCCTCGCCGTAGTCCAACCCCGAGAACAGCGGCCAGGAGTCGGGAATCTCAAACGAATCGGCCAGTTCGACCTTGGACCACGCCCCCGCGAAGAACGCACCGACCAGAGCCGTCCAATCGCCCTCCAACCACGCCTTCACAAGCTCGTCGTCGCCCACGCCATGCAGGCGGTTCACGTAGTTGGGGTCGGAATCCAGCAGGATCTTGTTGTCCTGCACGCGGGAGGGAATGAACATCCGCCGCATGGCGGTCTTCGGGTCCAGAAGCGGCTTCGCGTCACGATACGTGGTCTGATGCGAGGGGATGGTGAAGTAGTCCTGCACCCATCCGTGACCCACGCCGCCGGGGTTGCCCGTGGAACGGACCCGCTTGCGCTTGGCCGGGCCGCGCAGACGGCTCAACATGCGCTGATAACACGCCGCATCGGGCCACTCCGGCAGTTCGTCCCACCCGATCCATGAAAAACTGTGGCCGATGTACTTCGTGAAGTCGAACACGCTCTCAAAGTGCCGCAATCGAAGGCAGGCACCGTTCGGCCAGCGCCATTCCTTCTTGCCTTCCAGCCACTTCGCCCCCGTGCGGGGGTAAAACTCGTGAGAGCGGTGGACAAGGTCGTCCAGGGCAGGGAACGTCTGGCGAAACAACACCCCCTGCCATGAACTGCCTTGGTCCACGTCCATCAGGAAGTCGCCCAGGAGGAAGTCGCTGTTGTGCGTGACGATGAAGTCGTTGGTGATGTAGAGCCCGGACGGATGGGAGACGGTGATACACCGCCCCTCGATCTCCCCCACCTCCTCTACCGCCACGACTCTTCGATACAGATTGCCGCTATCGTCACAACGAGATCTCTTCCGCTCCAACCGGAAAGCGTCCCGGTCGTTGGGAAGCTTGACATACGCCGTAAACGCCCTCTGGCCTCCCTTTCCGTCGCATGTCGGGATTCGGTCGGTGACCGTCGCAGTACCACCCAGCGATTGAACGAGGTGGACAACGCCCTCCATTAGACGATGTGAGATCGACGTGAAATACAACTGACCACGGCTGTCCGACGTGCCGTCCGTGTCCATCAAGCCCTGCAACAAGGCCAACCGGTCCTCCGGCGAGGCCCAGAGATACTGGTGGGGGACGAACTTGTCGTGCGCCTTGGTTCCCATGAGGCCCGCTCGTTCCAACTGGACCTCCCAGTGCTTCCTGTCATCCCCTATCAGCCCGAACGCGTACCCATCCCAATCCCGCATCTCCGGCCAATGCCGGAGGATGTGCTCTGTGTCTTCCGAGGTAAGACGCACGCCGGACGGCCCGGCATGGCCATCGCCCAACCACAGCCCCAACTGATACGGGTCCAAGAGAATCGGATGTCTGGACTGAACATTGAAGGGCTGCGGCTCACAGACAGGTATACATGGCCAGTTCGGACGATGCCCCCGCGCCTGCTGGTCCTGAGCAGTCTTGAGCCACTGAGCAAGTTCCCGCGTCTCAACCACTTCCGCCGCATCAGAGCCAAAGTCCGAGCTGCCCCGAGGGCGCTTCTTGCGCTTTCTTGAACGCCAAGCCAACCACAGATGGTCCCAAGCCACCGTCGTTGACGTTCCGTCATGGAACGTCACTTTTACCCCGGTTATTCTCTGCCACGGATGCAACTGAATGATCCGGCACGTTGTCCCGTCGGGAGCACTGATCCGAGATCCAACATCCAACTCCTCGCAGGTCCGCCATCCAAACGGCGTGAGAACAGGCGCTCCGCGCTGAAGGATTTTCCCTCCACCAGCGGCACCGCCGTAGAACAACTCCTCCACAAACGATGCCCGTATTGCCGCCTCCTGCGGCCCCTGCTGGGGACTCCACGCGACCTCCGTCAAGCGGCGGCCTCATTCTGGTCCATCCACTCCTCCTCCGACTCCGCACGCGCCGGAGCCACCACCTGAGCGAAACTCCCGTCAGTAGAGATCTCCTGCTTCGTGCCCCACCCCCGATCCCGCGCAAAGCGGTCCAGCCACGCCTGAAGCGCCCGTAGATCCTTCTTCCGCAGCGCCTCGGAGTAGAACGTGCTTTCCGCGTCGTCCTTCATCACCTCCAAGACATCCGCCTTGAACCGCTTCAAGACCTCCGACTTGGAGATCCGCTTCGCCAAAGTGTCACGCCGGATGCCCAGCATCTGAGCCGCCGCCGTGACGTTCCCCTGCGCGTCCTGTATCGCCTTCTTCACTTCTTCGTCTGTGTTGCCGATCTGCATTCCGTACACCCTCTGATCACGTTTGCTACGACCGCATCGCCCCCGTCCTTGGGCGATACCCGATACCACCACCGGCTCTCACCGCCGCACTCGCACGCCGCCAGGCCCAGCAAGTCGTCCGCCGTGAGCCGGTTGTAACTCCCATACCTCTTCGCCATCGTGTTCAACACTCCCGCCCGATTCGCCGCATACCCCCGCTCCGTCCTCTGATACGCCCGAATCTTCTCCAACCGCTCCCTCGACGGCTTCTTCCGCCTTACACGCGCCCGCCAGGCGATCTTCCGCCGGTTCTTCCGGTAGTAGAGCCGCTGATACTCCGTCCATGCCATGTTTCAGCCCAATTTTGTCCGGGTGGGCAGGGGGCCCCTTCGCCCCTTCGCCGTTTCGGGGTCGGTTCGCCCTGGCCGCCGGGCCGCCTGCCCGCGCCGCCCCGAGCCAGAGCACGCCCCGGCTCAGAGGCTGACCTGCTCATCTGTGCACTGCCATACTAACCATAATAGGTATTATCGATACTATCAAAGGGCCGATCCGCCCCCAACTTGCCCCGGCCAGTGGTAGAAGGCTCGCCCCGTCGTCCTATGGGCGCCGCCCCTAGTGGGCCCACAGCGCCGGGCGGGATTGGGCTTACGTGCGAGTGGGGGCCTGCCAGCCCGTGCCAGCCGGTGCCAGCCCGTGCCCCCCCCGTGCCCCCGTGCCCCGGTCCGCCCCTACACCCCTATGACCCTACCGCCCTTCCTGTCTCGTCTCTCTATCCATACACGTCAGAGGTGCGATGCGTTACGCGCGGAACGCTCACCGTCAATATAGCCAATCGGCATATTTTCTTCCCATTCTTTATCTGTTTACGGTGTTTCTTATCTGTTTGTAGGCAATAAAAACAAATGTGCACCTATCGGTGCGGGTTATACCGTGCGACTTTATATAGTGTCGGGCGGGCAATAGAGCTCGCCGTAAAACAGGAGTCTAACCCTATGAAACGCGCAAAGTTCCTTTGCCGATACCAGTCGGCTACATACTACCGTGTCACCGATTCAAACGGGAATACTGCTGAGGTGTGCGTTCTTGACTCTGATGGAACACACCGCCGGGGGCCTTCGGTCGATTTTCCCGAAGCAAGCCCCGAAGATGTTGCGGCTGTTTCTGCGTTCCAGAGAGAGGAAGGCCGCCGGAATATGCAGTATTTCGCCAATAATCCAGACCTTGCCATCGCAGCTTTCGACATGGGATTGCTGCCCAATTCGCATACAGTTACCTGCTAACAGGAGTCCAACCCTATGAACTTTTCCGTTACATACGAGACTGTTGAGAGTCGAATCCGTAGCGAGATTGAGGATGGCATCCTGAAAGACGCCTTAATCCTCATGGCGAGGATCGCTGCGGGAGTCAACGCGATGCAGAACCGGAAGCGCCTGACCAACACGTTGCGGATCATGACTGCCGGTGCCCAGACCAAGCTGGCCAATACGGCTTGTCGGTATGGTCTGGATCGCGTTATCGGTCCGGTGTAGTTGGATTCTGTGAACTTTACCGCCTCTATATCCGACGTGGCCGCCGAACTGAGCCTATCCCGCCCTTATGTATGGCGGACCGTCAAACAGCTGGAATTGGGCCGCGAGGAACGTGGCCAGATCCGTCTAAGCCCCGAAGATGTTGAGATACTCACCGCGCACTTGGAAGCACGACGCCGCAAGTAACCCCCAACTAACGGAAAAAACTCCGATGGCCACGTTCCGACGCAACAGCGACCGCGACCTCAAAATCCTCGAATCCCTTCACTTGCCTGTATACCTGCGGGATCGGGTGGATGCGGCCGTCAAGATGGGAATCATCCCCGGCAGTTGGCGCGGGGTGAAGATGGAGATCGGGTGCGGCGACCAATGGTTGCCGCACGCCATCGTGCGATTCCGTCGTCTCGGGTACGATATCCCCAAACACTCGGAGGTGCTGTCGTGAATATCCCCGCCGTTGCGTTACGCGCGTAACAACCCACCAGGCTACCCGTTTAATAACCCCGGATTAGGAAGGAAACTATCATGCCACGCATCTATGTTGCCTGTCTCGCCAGCTATAACGCCGGAACGCTGCACGGTCGCTGGATCGACGCCACCCTTGGCGTGGACCATATCGACGAGGAAACGCTCGATATGATTGCACATAGCCCGACGCCACTCGCTGAGGAGTGGGCCATTCACGATTACGAGGGATTCGGCGCCGTCAAACTCAGCGAGTCAACATCTTTCGACGACGTGGCCGAACTGGCGCACGCTATCGAAGAACTCGGCGAGGCATTCGGCGTGTTCTACAACAATCAACCCGACGACGTGGCCGCCGTCGTTGAACGCTTTGAGGAAGCGTA